CTGGAAGGACCCTGTCCGCAGTGAGCTTGCGGACATCGTCCTCGTATTCCTCGACGAGGGTTTCGATCAGCTCCGCAGCGCGTTCTACGTTGCCCCCGTCAAGGGCTTCCAGAACCAGACGGTGCTGGTCATAGTGGTTGCAAATCTGCCCGTAGATTTCGATGAACCACTTGCGGTGGGCTGTCGCCCCATCGCTCATGGCTGGATCGTTATTCCTTGTTCTTTTTTTTCTGATCATCGGAGATTTTCTTTTTGATTTCTTCCGCCATGCCGGCCAGCACCCCCATCATCTCGAGGAACTCCTGTTCCTCTTCGTCGGCGCCGGATATTTCCCGCTCGCGGTTATTCCAATCTCGGGAAGCCGCGTGGTAAGCCGCGTTCCACACGATCTCAAAAAAGCGGCGGATGCTGTCCGCAGTGAAGTGTGGGTCTTCCACCAGCCTTGGATTGTGCTGGATGAGAAAACTCCATAATTGTTCCTTGTTCATATAATGACTCCGTCGTTGTGTTTGGCCACCCAAGCGCAGACTTCCCCGCAGAGGCGGCCGATTTCCTCGACTGCCTCCTCGTCGATATCGAAGAGACGGGCGTGGATCAGCTCGTGGCAGACCAATTCGATACCCCGACTTTTCACGGCATCAGGATGAAGGTAGATAGTCCGGTCGTCCTTGACGCAGAGGCCGTCATACGGCCCCTTCTCGGGGGGACGCTGAAGGCGTATCGTCCAGCGGTGTCCGTCGATCTGCACGCGCTTTGCACGTCCCCTCCGTTTAGGCATTCGGCAAGGTAGCGAGGTTATTACACCGCGCAAGTCCCTTATCGGATGGTCTTTCCAAAACTAGGGTTGCGGACCACGATCGACCGCATGTGCTTGCGGAGGACGCCGTTAAGTTCGTCGTAAATAGCTGGATCTAAACGACTAAACGTATGGTGACGGGACTCCTTGGCGTAGCCCATGATGAATTTCTTGCAGGCCGCCTTGTTGACGAAGCCGCAGGAATGTTTGACGCGGATGCCCTTGAGTTTGATAGGGGCGTCCTTGAGCGTTTTCTCGGTTGCAAACATAGGTTGGTTTTCCTTTCTAGAATTCAAAGCGCGGAAGGGTTCCGGCTTTGGGTTTATCGTTCTGCTTCGGTTGCACCCAGACCAAACTTGCATGGTCAATGGCTCTCGGCTCGGGCCTCGGGCTACATGCTACAAGGAACAGAGCCAGCCAGAGGGCGCCGCCGCTGGATCCTTTGCCCTTGAATTGAGCGGCGAACTTCGCCAGCCGGTGCCAGAGGCTCGGGCCTTTGGGTTTGGGTTGCACGTTGAGGACTCGGGCGAGGTGGATATACACCTCGGGATCGAGCAGGGGAGTGGTGAGATCTCGATGTTTCATAGTTGGTTTCTCCATTAAGGTTAAGACTAAGTTAGGTTATTACGCGTTCAATTTAATACCGCAGCCAGCGAAGAACGAGGCCGGGAATAGCGATTGTGAGGACATTGCCGTAGTCGCGCCACGCCCAATGCCAGCCACGGAGATATAGCTCAAGGCGAGGCTTTCCGCGCCCGATCTGGAGCCATTGTAAATCGCCTTGTTGTTGAAATGAGATCATACGCTGAACCTCCGAATCAGATCACGCGAGAAGTCAGCGATGCCGCGATAATACTCGGCGCGGATCTCCAACTTGTAGCGTTCGTCTGCCGCAGCCAACATTTCGTTGGGGTCAACTTGGTATCTGTTGTGGCGGTCAGCCAATTTCTTTCGCAAGATTTCGATCTCGTTGTTGTTGTCGATGAGCTTTTTTTGCGCGTCATCGTGATACCTTCCGATTACTTCTTTGAGTGTTTCGTAGTTACTCATTTATTTACCTCCTTGGTTACGTGGAGCAGCGGGGCGTATTTGTCCTGCTGATCCAACTTGGTTGTCAGGTGAGCACCGCCGCAATGCGGGCAACGATAAACGCCGTAGCGTTTGTTGCGTTTGCGGGCGATGCGGTTGGCTTGGCGCACGTAGTTGCGGCCAAGGCTGGCTTTGCCGAGGCAGCCGCGCTCGCGGCTCGGTTGTTTATGCCGAACCGCGTCTTCTTCGCGGACGCCCCAGTCTATGTCCCTCGGCTCGTCGAAGCGCGACAAGTCGTAGGCGACGCCGACCCGCAGCATTTGCCGTGTGGCAAACGCCGCATCGACGTTGTGTTTGATGTCTTCCATGATGTCCATGATGCTCATAATGTTTTACTCGATAGGTAGTTCTAGTTGCGGGTCTTGTGCTTTGACGCGAGCGAGTTGGACTTGGTGCGCGTGGTGCAAGGCCACGGACACGAAGGTCAGGATCGCGTCGATGCTGTAATCGTAGTGCGCGTTGAAGTGCGCCGCCGCTTCGAGGATGTGTGGATCAGTTTTCATAGAAACTCCTCCACGGGTTCATGGTCTGGGACAATGAAGCCCGGCTCGTCGAAGGTGAGTGCGTCAACGTCGTAGTTGGCGAACGCCGAATAGCGTTTGCGGGCCCACGAGTTGCGCTCGTATTCGATGCGTTGGACTTCGGCCTCGACGTGTTCCGGCGTGGGGATGTCGGCGTAGTCGAGTTCGGTATCTCCTGTGAGGAGCGGACGGGTGATGATTTCTAACATGGTTTTGTTTCCTTTCTTGGTTGATGAAATGCCCCCCTCCCGTTTCTGGGAGAGGGGCGGTTGCAAGGTGAGCAGGTTATGCGAACGCCTTGTTGAGAGCCGCGTCGATGCGCTTGATCTGCTCGGTCTCGGGCTTGCCTTCGATGGTCAGGCCCGCCCAGATGTCGATGCCGATGTCGCGGATCGACGACTTGATGTTCGTCTCGCTGTCGGCGAACTCGATGGCCTCGGACAGGAGTCGGGTCGACGGGCAATGCTCGACGAATCCGTCCTGCTTGAGGATCTTGCATTGGCGGTAGAACGCGATGATGCGTTCCACCACGGCGGGGCTGAAGCCCTTGGCCGATGCGACGGCAGCGCAGACCGAGCGGAGCTTGGCCTCGTCAACGTCCACGTGGACGGCTTTGAAGCGTTCGCGCTCGGCGGGGCAGCCGAGATCGACGTTGAACTGCGCGCCGACGTTGGTCGTGGCGACGATGGCGAGGTTGCAGACAGGCGCCTCGATGACCTCGGAGACGTAAGCCCCCGTGGCAGGGTCGAGGATGGCGCGGCCGGTGCGGAGGCGGTAGACCTTCTCACCGCTCGGCAAGCGGGCGGGAGAGGTCGCCGTGAGCAACGGCGTGCGTGCGCCGCCCATTGAGCGGTAATACTCGTCGAGGCAGAGCAACACGGTCAAGCCGCTGGCTGCTGCGCGGAACGCTTCGGTCAACGGGCCGTCCATCCAGCCGATGGCCGGATCGGGCGACAAGTTGCCGAGGAACTCGCTAGCCTCAGTCTGCTCGTGGATGCCGAACTCGATGTAGCGATCGAACCCTGCGGTCTGGCCGTGCAAGCGTGCGCCGTAGGTCTTGCCGCTGCCCGGCTCACCGCGAACGATGACGGGCTTGACGGCGCGACCTGGAGCGCAGTAACGCTCCAACACAGCCAGCACGGGATCAGACGACGACGTGGTAGCCACGCCGAGGAGCGGGGCGATGGCCGCCGCCGCTTTCGGGCCAGCCGCGAGCGCCGCTTTGATCTCGTCCTGCAACTTGACGAACGTGTCGTTGGTCTCGCCGAGCATCTTGCGCGTCTCGCTGTCGAGGTCGCCGATCAACTTCTTGGTCTCGGCGTCGAGCACAACTTGCTTGGCCGCCAAGTCGTTGAGCTTGTCCTCGATCGGCTTGAGCGCCGTGGGGTCGATGCCCCCGCCGCCCGTGGGCAGTCCGGCCTTGGCAGCCTTGGCCGCCACGACTTTGGCCATCGCATCGGCGGGAGTGACCTCGCCTTTGAGCAGGGACTTGAGCAGATCCGTCGTTGCCTCCGAGACCCACCAGCCCTTGGCTCCGTCTTTGCCGTATTCCTCACGGACAGCAGCTTTGGCTACGCCATAAGACATGCCGTTGATTTGTTCGTTTGTGTATTTACCCATAGGTTTTGTTTCTTTCTGTAGTTTCTATCGTTTCGTTTAGTCAGACTGTCTGACAAACTCCTCCGCAACATGGGTTGCGGGGAGACGTGCGCCCCCTCCGGAATTGGAAGGGGCGCTGTGTCTCCCGAGCGGAGTTACTTGGTCGGGATGGTCTGCATCGTGCGGACAAGCGCATCGGCGACCGACCACAACGAGTTGCGGCTGACCGCATAGTCGAAGTGTTTGCGAAGCTCCTCGGTGAAGTCGTGAACGCCCGCGTAAACGCCCACGGTATAGAGACCGCGTGCGTGCAACGGGACACGATTGACGGGAGCGTCGGTGATCTGGCCGTCGGTGTAGACGATGGCGACTTTCGAGTTGGCGACGATCTCGTTGAAGAACGAGCCTGTCGTTTTGGGATGCTCGTAATTATACAAAGCATCCGTGGTCATCGGTCGCAGCGTCTTGCCGATACCCTCGTTGCCGCTGAAGGCTTCGATGCGTATCTTGCTGCCGCGTCCGGTGATGTCCGCCTCACGCACGGGCAAGACAGCGCGTGCATGGCAGCCACCTTGCGCCGTGCAATAGACAGTGCAGGTGATGAGGCCGCGCCGTGTTAGCTCGTTGAACGCACGCACGAGGATGCGGGCGCAATCGTCGGTGCGCTTGCTGACTTTGCATTCGCGATCGACAAACGTGAGGGCCGCCATGCTGCCGGAGCAGTCGATGACGAGCGGGATATGCGGCTTGCTCGTGTTGCCGAACACCTTGCCGATGAACGGACGCAGCCAATCGCGGCGGATGATGCCGCGCATGTTGAGCTTGCGAGAGGCGACCGAGGTCGGCCCCTTGGCCGTGGCGCCTTTCTTGCGGAAGGCCGATGCCAACATGCGGGAAAGCATCAACGCGTAACGCGTCTCGTCGGCCGAGGTCGGGATGACCGCCGACGCCTTGCCGCCAACCGTGCCGGAGCCATGCGAGGGTGTCTCGCAACTCTTGGCGCGGGTGCTTTCTTCACTCGGCTTGCCGCCATCGCCGTCCTCGCCGGACGATGACGATTCGGCTTTGTCACGCGCAGCGCCGTTCCCCTTGGGATCCTTGGCTTTGACATCGGACGGCTTGGTGCCGCCGCTTGCCTCGCCGATGGCCTCTCCCAAATCGCCGGTGCCGTCGCCGCCTTCGCCCTCCATCGTGTCGTCGCCCGTGGCAGGGAACTCCTTGAGCCAGCGTTCCAGAATGGGAATCAGGCTCTTGGTGTCCGGCGCACGGAGGATGTCGCTGAAGTAGCGGACGACTGATCGCAGGTTCTTGTGCTTGCTGAAGTGACGGACGACAGCCGTGGGCAAACGACCGCCCGGCGTAACGCCCTCGTTCTTCAAGGCAAACAGCAAACCTGTCGCACTTGTCTTGTCGGGATCGCCATGCGGCTCCCAACGCTTCCAGCCGAACTGCTTGAAGCTGCGTTCGTTCCGTATCCACAGACGCTCGATGCGGCAGTCCTCAAACAAGTTCATCAGCCGCCACGGAATCTTCCGTGAGGCCAACTCCTTGCCGAGACCGATGAGGTCTTTGTCCGTGTAGAGCGAATGAGCTGCCTCATGCTCGTAGACATTGCGATACAAGTCGGGAACCGCAATGCGCTTGCCTTCGGCCGGTCCGCCTTTGGCGATCGTGGGGTAAGCCACGACCGACAAGCGGATCTCGTGGCGACCCGTGGCGTGGTTGAACTTCCAGCAACCCGTCTTGCAGGGGTGCCGCTTGTCGACCCACGTCACGTCGTAGGTCTCGGGCAAACGTCCGCGTGTCCGATAGTCGATGTGATGGTCGTCCACCACGGTCTTCAGATGCGACGTGTAGTATTTAATGGGCATAGGTTTTTGGTTTTCTTTCTAGTGGGTGTTGAGGTTATTAGTCAGATGGCCTGACTAATCTCGGCAACTTCAGTTGCGAGACTGACGCCCCCCGTGGGGGCAGGGGGCGCGGGTCTCATAACTTGCGAGGTTATGATGCCATGACGGCTGGAGAGGCAAGCCTTTTGGCAAGCTCCTGCCACGCGTAGCGTGGTTCGGCTTCATGCCTCGGGCCGAATGCTTCGGTGAACTTGCGTGCGCTCTCGGCCCAAACCTCGGGCGTGGCGACGATGCCGCCCACATTCCACGAGCCGTCAACATTGCGTTGCGGCATGGGAATCTTGGCAAGCTCGCACGATGACCGCAGACTAGCTGCGTCGGCCACGACAATAACCTTGCGGGCCTTCGGGACACGGCGCATCACATTGGTCAGGATGGTCAACCAATAAGGGTCGTGGCCCGAGCTATGTTCGTGGTTAGCGAGGTCTTCGAGCTTTTGTCGTTCGTATTCCAAGCAGTAGACCGGCGTCGGACGGCGCCGATAAATCGGGCCGCGTCGGCTCCAGCCGGGCGTCTTCTCCTGCCATTCGGATGCGGCTACGCCGCCTCCTAACTTCCATATCTCCATCGCTGTTTCGACAGACATCTTCATGCGTCACCTCCTTTCTAGTATTTCCAACGATGCTTGATCCAATCGGTCGTCTCCTGTGCGGGAGAACGGAGTTGGATCGGGTATGCTTTGTCGGCGCGCTTGGCGACGACCCCTTCATACAGCTCGACTCCGAGCCGTGCGTTGGCCGCCTTGAGTCTCTCGTAGAAGCCCTCGGCGACTGCGTCACCGACATGAGGCAGCCGGTAGATCGTGTCCTGCTTGGGCAGGGCATTGATGTCCCAGTCTTCGCTCACGTCGGACATGACCACGTCGAGCCAACGACGCTGTTCAAACCACGGGCTAAACGCCGCGTGCGGTATGATCGCGTCGAACACGACGAGCGAACCGCGCCCCACGCAGGAGGCGCGCTGCCCGAGGATCTCGCCGTCGAGCCACACCGGCTTGTCGCAGAACGCGCCGCGAAGCGCGTCAGCGAGTCTGTCGAGGACGGACGCATACTTATGCTCGACCGAGGACGGCTGGTTGTAGCGTGACCACATGAGCTTGTTCCTCACGTCGATCAGCACGCGCCAGCCGTTGATCTTCGGTTCGTAGACCCACGCATCAGGATTGATTTTCTGACGCGCTTTCTCCAGCGACCCGCCGTTCATCGGGCGGGCCGGATAGGTTGGCGGGTTCATTCTTCGCTCACGTCCACGACTTCGTAGTCGCTCGCATAGGGGCCGGCTTTGTCGATGCAGTAGTAGAAGATCTCTCCCCACATAGCTGCGTCTTCAAGCTGGCTGCACGATTCGCTCTCCAACTGATGCTGGAAACGAGCCTTGGCGTCTTCTTCGCTGTCGCCTTCGATGTAGAGGTCAGCAACAACACGCATCGTGCGACACACGGCAAGTTTGTATATCTTCACTTGCGGCCTTTCGTCTTGACCGACACCACGATGGGGCAGGCGTTGTCGATGGCGAGGTTCTGCTCAACACTCAACGCCGTGTGCCGTGCCGTATGGAACTCCGGCGTCGGGCAGATGACCGACTTCTGGGAGAGCGCATCGGCTGCGCTGTAGCTCTGGAACAGCTCGACCATCTTGCCGAGCAGCTCGTCGGCCTTGCCCACGGGGATCTTGTCGCCGTCGATCTTGATCTCGTAGCGGCTCTGGAAGAACCGCTCGGTCAGGTCGGGGCCGACGATGTCGGTGATCAGGGACTCGTCCGGCACCGCTTTGTAGCGGGACGAGAACGTGACGAGCAGCGACTCGCCCGTGGCGGACTTGGCTTCGACCGACGACTCGACATCCGTCTTGCCGTGGTAGTGCGGGAAGAAGAACGACCGCGCTTGCTCAACCAACGTCGAACGCTTGAGCTTCATGTCACCCTCAAGGGCGTCAAGCTCGGCGACGAGGTTGATGTAGTCGGCGACCAGCGACTCCGTCTCGGGAGTGCTGGGCAGCTCGGGGTAGTTCTTCTTGGTGCTGGCCTTCGGCTTGACGCCGATGCCAGCGAGGTTGGGTTTTGCTATGGGCATGGTTAGTTTTCTCCATGTTAGTTGTTTGATTTAGTCAGATCGTCTGACAATTCCCGACAGCCATGAGGCTGCGAGACTGACACTCCCTGTGGGGGCAGGGAGTGGTGTGTCTCGCTAGTCCCAGACGTAGCGATCCAACACGTGCTTGGGCTTGAACTTGACCCGCGCACCGAGCTTCATGGTGCGGCCTTGGAACTTCAGGCCGTCGATGACCACGAGATCGTTGTCGATCTCGCCCTCGTAGAATCCCGTGGCGTCCATGCCACGAGTGACCTTGACCCACGGACGTTCGCCGCTGCACCCGTCGAGCGGTTCGTCGAGGGTGAAGCCGAGCTTGACCACGTCGCCGGCCTCAAGCGACATGCGTTCACGCGGGGTCGGAATCTCCCACGTGTCAGGATGCGCCTTGGCACGTGCCTCTCCGTTGATGAGTTTCATTACCATGATGCTTGGTAGTAGAACTCGCAGGTATCAAACCGCTTGTCGTTCAAGACGGCGGTCAGTTGCTTGACCGTGTTCTTCAAGTCGAAGAAGTAGTCGTCGCCGATTTCCGTGGTTCCGAAGAAGCACCCCGATTGCGGCGGCAACTCGCTTGCATCGCCCGTCTTGATCACTTTTTTGCAGAGCGTGACGAGTTCGCTCATGCTGTCCCTGCTCACGTAGAAGCGGGAGCAGTTGTCCTCGCCGCCCTGCACGTTATCGACGAACCATTGGTGAACGGCGTTGGCCTTGCGCCAATACGCCACATTCAACTCAACGTTGAGTGATGGCGATTCATCGCAGACGAAACCGCCAAGCCCTGCGGCTTTGGTAATCGCGTCGTATGCTTGCTTTTCTTTTTCGTTTCCGTGAGACCAACGCCCAACATACTTGGACGCGGTCAGATACATGTCTAATCCCATATTGGATACCTCCATTTAGTTGTTTGATTTAGTCAGATCGTCTGACTCCCATTCACGGCACTCGCCGCGCATGAGATGGCCGCTCCCTCCCGCAAAGAAGGGAGCGGGTAATCTCCTGCGTGGTTATTACATCAAGGCAAAGATGAGCCACACGAGGAGCAGGGCGAGAATGACCAGCTTCTCGAGACACTCGGTCTTGAGCTGGCTATTCCGCATAGCAACCTCCGCGTTCATCCCGTGCAGGATGGTAGCAACCGAACGATTGTCCGCTTTCGTCGGGTTCAGGCGGCGTTGTCTGGCCGGGCCGCCACTCTGGGGCCTCCGCAACTTCGTCGGAAGGCTCCGCGTCAAGGAACATGCTGCGTGCTTCATGCTTCATGGTTCATGGTGATGCGGTTATTACTTGGAGACACGCTCGAGGGCAAACCCAATGTTCGCCCCGAAGTGTCGGTTGTTCGCCGCGAGGTAACGTGAACGGGCGTCCATGTCCTCTTTGGCGACGGGTTGGAATCCGAGATCGTAACTCTCGGACGTGTTCTCGTGGAAACGCTTGCGGCGTTTCGGTTTCGTTGTCGTTTGTTCCACTTTCATGGTGTTGTGCAGTTAGTCAGATCGTCTGACTATTCAACGACGAAGCCATTCGCCTTGGCCGCGATGGCACGGACAACGGCAGCGACCGCGTCCTCGTCCACGTTGAAGTTGTTGACGAGCATTTCCAACACGGCCTCGACGGCGCCGCGAGGAACGGAGACGGGTTTGGCCGGAGCCTTGTCGTCTTTGCGGCGCTTGTCGTATCCCGCTTGCAGCGTCCAATAGCTGACGCGGGAAACGATGGCGCGGTAGTTTTTGCTGCCGACGCGGTGCTTGCTCATGCCCCACATCTTCTGCAACGCCGCGACGAATTGATCGCGTGTCACGCCAGCGGCGATTGCCGCCTTGCCGAACTTCGCCACGTTCTCGGCGGCCTTGTGGCCAGCGCGAACGGATTGCACGAGCGCGGCCAAGGCTGCGCGTTGTTTGTTGCTTTGGTTTTTGTCCATACGTTTTTTAAAGACACGACAAGCAGCAGTCAGACAATCTGACTACGACTTCATCCCTTCGTGTCATAGGGTGTTTGTTTCGGATCGGAGCGACTCATGTCGCCGTCTCCATAAACAAAGGGAGGGATCCCCCCGAATTACTCTGTTAATCACCACAGAGGTTATGCCCTACTGCTTGTCCGCTTTGCCGAATCCAAGCAGCCAAGCGAGCAAACCGATGGAGAAAGGGCAGGCCGAATGAGGCCGACATATATTTAAGGCAGCGGGTCTTTTCGATCCTACTCTGTTAGCCTCAGTTTTTGAGGAATTGGCGTAAGTTGCTGTGGATCAGAGACATGAGCCAAGATTCATGGTTCACGCCTCATGCACCTATGCGGCACAAATACTCATGTTGATAGAGTAAAGGGCGCGGCTTTCATATCTGTAGACCCACCACCCAACCCACCACCGTCCCTCTGTAGACCCGCCGCGCCGCATAGGACTATCATATTGATGGGCTGTCAATTTTTTGCAGCTTTTCCGGTTATTAACTCGTGCAGCACATGAACGGCATAAAGTCTAAGCTGTTCGTGCTATATTAACCGCGTAAATAATAAAATGAAAGCCATCCTCGAGTTCACCATTCCCGAAGACTCCCAGGAGCATCAGGACGCGCTGAAAGGCGCCGATTGGAAGTGGGTGATTAGCGATCTCTTCGACTACCTCCGGAACCAGATCAAGCACGCCGACAACTCGGCCGAGGAATACCGGACCTTTGAACGGGTCAGGGACCGCCTAGCCGAGATTCTCGACGAGCGCGAGCTGCGACTACAGTAGGGAAGCGAGATACTTCAGCAAACGACGCCAGCGGAAAGCAGTCACGACAGCCTTCCGTTCACGCCGCTCGAAGTAGCCGACGCCGCCATAAGGCCCGTAGGCCAAACCGAGTTCGGTTGTTCGATACATAAGATCACCTCCATTCCGGCTTTAACTAAAGCGAGGCCGGCGCGGGAAGCCAGTTACGTTTGCGTAACCAGTGAAGCCGAGAGCGAAGTGTCACAAAGGGTCTAAAATAGCCACATCTGAGATCGCGTTACAGGGTTGACTTTGTTCCCCCAGTGTTCCCCCTGGTTTTCCCCCAGACCTTTAGTGTCTGAAAATCAACGAGTTAAGTCCTGTCTGGGGGAAAGGGGAACACCCTTACCCTTTTTCTCTTTCAAAAATATATTATATAAGGGGGTGTCGCCAGCACCCCGTTTTCCCACGCGCCTCCCCCAAACCAACCCCCCTTTTCCCCCAGATGGGCTTAAACCACTCGACGACAACGACTTAACATGGGGGAACATGACTTTTTAGGCTGGGGGAACAGAAAGTCAACCCTGTAATAGATACCCGACTCTCGATAAAGGCGGGCGGATCACGCCTCATTCTTCACGCTTCAGAGCCCCGGCGCAGCCGTTTCACGGCAACAGCTTCGATCTGGGCGACTAGAAAACGCACAATAGTTCAAGCCACACTTCACCTACAGCGTAATTTCTACGCTATTTATGCGCTCAGAACGGATCTTGGTCTTCGTCCGGTGTCTCGACTGCCGGCGGTTCGATCCGCCACAAAGTCACCTTATCCTTGCCGTAGCGTTTGGAGACTACCGAGACGCCCGAGTCGGGAGTCGTGGCCAAGTCCCCAAGCCGCCTTCCTAGAATCCGCACCGGCCACTGGTTGGTCAGCGACGTGTTGTCGAAGATGGTGTGGAACGATTGATGCAGATCGACGGTCGTGCCTTCCCACGCCACCTTGCGTTCCTCGTCGGGCTTGCGCCGCCACCAAGCGTTCAGGGTGTCGCGCAGCTCGGCTTTGGCGCCAGAGGCTTCGATCTTGGCGCGGATCTCCGTGGCGATGATGCTGCGGATGCCGTAGCGGCTAGTCGGGTCGGTGAGGCGGAAGGGGATCGTCCAAGCCTTGAGCCAAGCCAGAAGGTGCGGCAGCTCGTCTTTTTCCACGTTGGCGAAATACTCGGGGCCGGGCTGGTCTTCCCAAGACTGCATGGCCAAGACGATGAGCTTGTCCTCGTTGGATACGTCCAGGGTGGGGACGGCTTTGATCGAGACCACGTCGTCGTTGGCGGCGATGACCACACGGCCTTTCCATTCCACGAGGATCGGCGTGACGAACTTCTCGTGGTATTTGTGGCGTCCGTGGGCGGCGAGCTTCTTGACCGCGCTGGCGTAGCGGTTGAGTTGGGCCTCGCTCTCGGCGGCTTTGGAGTCGTCGATCACGGCGAGGGGAGAGTGGAACAGCTCCGAGTTGAACCCGTTGCCCTCGCCCGAGACGATCGAAGAGAGGTCGGCATAGCCGCCCATCGCCGGAGCGAGGAGCTTCTCGATCAGGAAGGTTTTGAAGCAGTGCACGGGGCCGCACATGATGAGTGCTTGGCCGAGCTTGAGATCACCGGCCTCGGCCGACTCGTAGAATCGTTTGGCCCACGCAAGGAAGGTGTCCTTGTAGTCCGGCAGGGTGAAGACGTTGTCGAGGACGCTGGCGTAGCGCGGGAAGTGTTCGCCCCAGGCTCCGGCCTCCGGCGCGGCCGGTGTCACCTTCACTGTGGCGGTGTTGAGGTATTTCTTGCCGCCCTCAAACCAGACCTCGCTCTGGCTGTAGAGCCTCGGTCCGGCGCCGTGAACCCTTCGCTTGCGGCGCAGTTCCTCTTTGGCGGTGTCGAGCTGTGAGCAGGTTCCGCCTTTCGGGACGCGATCCGAGCATCCGCGGGTCTTCAGCGTGCTGGTCAGCACGGAGGTCATTTCGTAGCACCAGATTCCCTCGGCCGAGCGCATGAAGAACGCCTTACCGTCGTAGTAAATGTCTTCAAAGCGTCCGCCTTTATTCGCATTGGTGGGCGGTTTGGACATCTCTGGTGAGGCGCTATCCCCGTTTCCGGCGGCTAAAGCATCGTTTGTGCTGTCCTCGGCAAGGGGGGCGGCAATTTGACCCCCTCCTTCCGATTCCGTGGATTTCGACGGGGTTGGGCTATTAACGGCCAATTTTTCGGCATTCGGATTGAAGTAGATCAGCGATTGGCTTTTTCCGTTGTCTTTTCGCGTCACCCCTGGAAGGCGCGTGAGCCGGACGGCAGTGATGGCGTTCGGATCGGCTCCGAGCGGAACGACCACGTCGGCAATTTGTTTGGCCGCGGCGAGCCATTCGTCACGATCGGCTGCGTCCACCCTGACAATGGCATGGGCCGAGGCATTTCCAGACAGGGTTACAGACACGATCGGTAATGTTACTCCACGCAAGATAGTAAGCCACTCTTCCAGTGGCATGTTGTCGGCTTCGATCAGGACGTGTCGGTAAGCGGTGAGGCTCGACTCCGAGCGGCGGGTCGGTTTGGCCTCGTCGCGGGGAGTCCAGTCGCCGGTCACCGGGTTGAGGAGAAACCATGCGCCCTCGGTATTCGTGCGGCCTAGGCGCACCACATCCTCGTCGTCCGTCTTGGGCGACCAGACGAGCTGCCCTTGGGAGAGCATGTCGGTGAAGAGGATGGTCTTTGCTTGGTTGCTGCTGTCGGGGCATCCGAATAGTGCGCGCAGGACTGTGCTGGCGCCCACTTCACTCACATCAACCGGACTGGTTGCCATGAACTCCTCGACCGAGGTCGGACCGGCCTCGAGCAGCTTGGCTATCGCGGCTTCGTCCTTCGGGCGTTTGGCTCCGACTGTCTTGCGCGGCGGGATCTTGCCTTCGACTTCGGCGCGGACCTTGGAAAGGGTGTTGGCGATCTCGCGGGGTTGGGCGGGTCGGCCGAGCCAAGCGTCGATCCATTCCTCGATCTCGTTGTCGTCAAATCCGGCGGCGACAAGCCGGTGGGCGGCTTTATACATCCAGCCGTGGCATCCTTCTCCGGCGGTTGGACAGCGGTCCAAGCCGAAGTCTTCGGGGGCATGGTCAAGATTCATGGGGTTGTTAGGTTATGATGTTCGTAGAAAGCGATGCGTTGGCCGATCCATTCCATACAGTTCACGGCCATCGAGTTACCGAGGGCTTTGTAGCGTGGCCCGTCAGGGCATTGGTCGGCGGGTTTACCCTTCCAAGGGATGAGGGTGTGTCCGTCATTAAAGCCTTGAAGCCTTTCACACTCCGTGGGGGTGAGGCGGCGGACGGCGTGCGGCACGATCACCCCGCCGGTGTGGTTGATGTCGCTCGCCGCCGATGAAATGGCTTGCGAGGTATCGCTGACTGTCTGGTTGTAGGTGTCGACGGCAATCGGCGTCCCGCGTCCTGTGCCGTCTTCGCTTGCGTCGAACCCTTCGCCTCTCAGCGAGTGGGCAACCAAGTCCGTCGCGTCGCGGAAGTCACGGGCCTTCATGGTCGATGCGGTCTCGTCTTCCACGTATTCGCCGAACGCCGCCATGCGGGCCGGAACGAGGACGCCTTCGCGGGACTCGTGGTCGCCGTAGGGATTGCGGGTGAGGGGAGGCGCGATGGTTGCAACTCCCTGAGTCGCGGCGGCGTCCAGCGTGTAGCTTGAGCCATCGTCGCTCCAGCCCTTGCCGTTCTGGCCTTTCTCCCGCGTCGTGGTGTCTTGTAGCGCCACGCAATTCCGCAGCCGGAACGTGGAGCCTTCGTGCGTGTAAGTATTGGCTTCGTGCGCCGTGAGCGGATCGGCAGTCTGCCCGTCGCCCGTGGCGATCAGCATCCCCGACTTGGCTGCTTGGACTGTGGTGAGCCCCTGCTCGCCGTCTTCCGCCGAGAGAGCGCCGACGACGTGGCCGTTGGCCAGAGATTGGTGGGTCAGCTTGCCGCCACCGCATTGGGTGTCGAGGGCTCCGGCGACTTGGATCCCGCTTCCAGAGCGCGGCGAAGATGCTCCGGCAGGACTTTGTTTCTTTTTGCCGCCCGCCTTATAATCCCGGCACACGCTTTCGGACTCAAATAGAACCTTGGCGGCACGGATCGGGTCTCCAAGACATCCGACAACGAACACACGTCGCCTGCGTTGCGCGACGGCACGGGGATGCCGTTGTGTTCTGACCCACTGAGCATCGAGCACGCGATAAGCCCACCCATACCCCAAGTCGCCCAACGCCCCGAGGAAGGAACCAAAGTCCCGTCCTCCGTTTGAACTGAGGACGCCGGGGACGTTTTCCCAGACAATCCATCGAGGCCGAAAATGTTGAGCGATTTCCAGATAGGTAAGCATGAGTCCTCCCCGCGAGTCTTTGAGACCTTTGCGGAGGCCGGCGACGGAGAAGGACTGGCATGGCGTTCCGCCGACCAGAATTCCGATTGGATCAAGTTTCCATTCTTCATATTTAGTCATGTCGCCCATGTTGGGAACCGACGGCCAGTGGTGGGCGAGCACCGCCGAAGGAAAGGGTTCGATTTCGGAGAACGCGGCTGGTTGCCAGCCGAGCGGCTCCCACGCGACCGAGGCCGCTTCGATGCCGGAACAGACGGAAAGGTATTTCATCGAGGTGGTGAGGTTATGCTTTACGGACAAACCAATGTCCGCCCATCCACATCGTAAGGAGGTGTTCGTGGGTCATGTCCGCCTTCCAGCAGAACGCCTCGTGTTTGCGGTGGAGCGGGTCGCGCTCGATGGTGACGTAGCCGTCGTTCTCTTCCTGATAGCGGTCGGGTGTGCGCCAATCGCTGATACGCTCAAAGTTACGGATAAGGTTGTGGGGCAGCATGGGTTATTACTTCAGATATATTTTTGAGGTCACGACTTCCGCACCGAGGGGCAGCGCCGGACACCATTCCGGCGGCGTGACCATGATACGTTCGACCTCGGTCTTGGCGGTTTCGCTCAATCTTTCTTCGACGAGTATGACAACTTCGTCGTGGACGCGCATCAGCACTTGGAAGCGAGCGGCTTCCAGCGCGAGGTAGCGATCCATGAAAACATCCCTCGCCAACGCCTGGGTGATATTTTCTGCCAGCAGACCGCCATACAGCTTGGTCGTGGCCATGATTCCGTTGCGCGGGATTTTGCACTGGTAGTCACCACGGCCTTCGCCCGAGCAGGTCACGTTGCGGTAGACCAACTCGCGGCCCGAGGGGAGGGTGACTGTGAAATTCTGCTCCTTACTGTCGATGGAGTTCCGCATCGTCCGGTCAAGAGTCCGCCACAGGCGGGTGACGGCGACGTTTGACTGGCGGTAGGACTGCACGATTTCTTGCGCTTCCTGCGAAGATATGTCGAGTCCGGCCATGATCTTGGCCACGTAGCGGAACTTCTCCGCCCCGCAGCCGTAGCCCAAGCCCAAGACGCGGGCCTTGGCGAGCTGGCGCATTTTCTTGTCCACGTCCTTGAGTGGACGCGGGTCGGTGTAGCCCATCGTTGCTCGGGCGTGCGCTTCGTAAACGTCGGAGCCTTTCATCAGCTCAAGGCTTTTCCAATCACGGGCCAGATAGCAGATGCACCGCGCTTCGATCTGGGAGAGGTCGCAGATCAGGAGCGTGTAGCCTTCGGGGGCTTTGATCAGGTTGCGGATGTCCACACCGGCCACTTGGCCTTTGGGGAGATTCTGCGCGTTCCATCCGCCCGAGCCGCTGTCGCGTCCGGTCACGGCCCCGAAGTATTTCATGTCGTATGGCATCCAGACCGAGGCGGGCTTTTTCCTCGCGAGCATGGCGCGGACTGTCTTGAGGTGCTTATTGCTTTTGCGGTAGTCCCGCACGGCACGAACCCACGGATACTGGTCGGCAAATTCCGCTTCCCACTCGGCTCCTTCGGTCGTTTTCTCGGCGAAGGTGGAGGGCGCACGAATGCCTTCCTTGGTGCATTGATCCCTGATCGCTTGGAGCGAGAGGAGCGCGATGTCCGAGTCTCCCGCCCAGGGGATGAGCTTGGCAGCGCGTTCCGCTTCTTCTTCGAGGATTACCGTCGCCCTTTTGGTCGCTTCCACATCTAAAGGGACACCGCGCATGGTCATCTCGCGGGTTTTCTTGGAGATCAGGCGTTCATGTTCCGGCCACTTGTGTCCGTGGATCTTCCAGATTTGCAGCGTGGCTTTGGCATCCAGAAGCGCGTAACGGGCGATCTCCATCTTGAAATCGTTGTCCATCCGCTTGCGTTTGGGTAGCGCGAGAAAGTCCGTTCCAGGAGGCACGGTGTAATGCCGGCCTTTCATGTTGTCGCGGGTGGACTTCTTCAGCTCGAGGTGGGCCAGATAGAAAGCGGCTTCCTTGAGCGAGCGCGGGTATCCGAGGTAGGCCGCCATGTCCGCAGTGTCGTAGACCGCCTTCGGCTCGACTCGTTTGACTTTCCCCTCCTCGACCAACGCTTGGTAAAGCGTCAGGTCGAACGCAGCGTTGTGCATGAGCCATTCTTGACCGGCGCAAGCATCCCACGGCGCACCGGCCGGTGGCCCGACATACTGCCAACCGGCGTCCGAATACATAGCGACCATGTAGATGTCCGTGGCGCGGGCGTAGTTGTAAGCCCCGAGCGTGGTCACGCTCGTTTCGTTGTCGTAGTAGGATTCAAAGTCGATCGCGACAGCCATGATCAGAGTTCGTGAAGTTGTTCTGGAAGGTGCGACCGCAGCCACGCGTTTTCGGTCTTCAGATCGCTGACGAGAAGAAGCAGGCCGTCGATCAATTCCTCTTGGGCTGCAAGTTTCTCGACCACCTGCCCGAGCGTCGTGAATGAATCACGCGGCCCGAAGTTGATGCGACCTATGGTAACGTCAGGGGTCATACTGCTTGAAGAACTCTTTGCGCTTTAGCGCCTTCGCCTTGCGGTATTGCTTGTCGCGTTTTTTCCTCGCGATGAGTTTTTGTTTGAGGTGCGGCTTGGACGACCGATGCCACTTGTTGCAAAAGGGACAGAGATAGACGCGGAAGTCCTCTGGATTCAACGACTCGGCTGCTTCCTTTGACTCGAACGGACGCTTCCGCATACACCCCTTGAGTAAAGCGAGATTGTCCAGAACGTGTGGCATAACTCATCCCTCGCGTTCTCCGTTGCGGACCGCCCACGCGAAGATGGCTCCGTAGGTTGCGAGTCCGCCGAGCACAATGCCGACGGCGAGACCGATGAGAAACCAACCGGCGCTCATGCCGTCCTCCAGAAACGAAGGCGATCGACGCCTTCTCCGTCAGTGACGAGTCGGGTCGCGAACTTCTTACCGCCGCGACGGCCGGTGCTTGATGCAATGGATCGCAGCCCATTGAACCCTTCACAGGTCGAGGCCGGATAGATGAACGAGTCGCCGACGTTCAGATTACCCAGTAGGTAGGACAGCGGATGTTGATACCGCGACTGTTCGCCTGGTTTCTTGTCTGCTAGAGGAACGTCTTCGTCGATGACGACAGTGTAAGTTCTCATTTAGCATCTCCTCCTTTGGCGGCGAGCCATGCTCCGAATCCGAATAGACCGACCCAAGAAACGAACAGTCCGACGATCGGGATCATTTGCTCCCTCCGATAAGTTCGCGTTGGCGCTCGGTGAGCAGGTTTTCTTTCCACTCTTCGAGTTGCCATTGCGCGAGTTCTTCCGACATCTGGTGGCGCTTATGAACCTCTAGATATGCGGAGCCAAACCCGACAACCACGGCTGCGGTGACGGCCATAGCCATCGCGGAACAGACTCGACGTGCGGTCATTTCCACACGCCTTTGTGGCAGAGCAGGCCGATAATTCCGTAGTTGGCGATGTCGATCCAAGTGTCCGCGACTTTCTCGTGTTCTGGACTCTTTCCGTTCCAGACCAGTGTCTTCAGCCTTTCGACCTTGTCGTTTAGTCGCACGACCACACCGCGCTCACCAAAAGCCGAAATGTTTCCCGGACCGTAGTCGCGGTTTTTTGAGTCCAGAAGGATGGCTGCTTCGCACAGCGCGTGGAATGATTTCCTGCCGAGATCGGTCTCGATCCCGATGATGTCGGCGAGGGTGTCGATCCATTCCTGGTCGGACTCCATGTTGTTGAGTTCCTTCAGGCGTTCGACACGCTCGTCGCGGTCTTGTTGTTCAAGAATGTGTTGTTTCATTGCTCCCATAGAAAAGTGGCTTCCGGCCGGAGGCCCATGCCCCCAATGCTGTTTTCCTCCGACCGGAAGCTGAGTTGATTGGCAGGGTTCCCGCTTTTATGCGGTTACGGGAACAGGGGACTAGAAATAACCAGAGGATAAAACCTTAACCGCCGCCGCAATCCCTGATCCTGCCAAAGGTTGTTATTTGAAAAGAACCGCTTCGACTTCTTCGCGGAGTTTGGTTTCGGTCAGTCCGTTGGTGCGGATTGCCGGTTGCCACCAACTGTTCTTCTGCCCCTTGATGAGGTTGGAAGACAGATGCCACCATCCGCCGACGATACCCGTCTGCGAGAGATGACCGCGCAGGGCCGAGGCCACAGTCACAGCGACGGCGCCGAACGCCGTTCCCGAAACTGTCCAGATGACACGGGCGAATTTCTTTCCGCCGAGCGTGTTGTAGAACAACGCCGCCGCGTCCTCGTCGAGCGTCTCAGGCTGCTCGATGAACAGCTCGATGTGCGCGATCTCGGAGAAGCAGCCTTCTTTCTGCGCCCTGTCGATGCGACCGCCGGAGGCGAACACTTCGGACGAGCTGTTGAAGACCTGCGCGGGCTTCGCGTCGCGTTCTTCAAACGGAATGTTCTCTTGGTATTGCTTGGCCATTGAAGCGACGATCACGTTGAGTGGTGCGCTCTTTTCGCGGGAGCCTTCGGCCAAGCCGTTGATCTGGTGCTCCTTGTTGATGACGTAGGTGCCAGGGATGAACGTATTGGCTAGTTCACCCGACTTGTTGACCAAGTTGAGGCGCGGGAGGCGCGTGTCTTGGGCGGTCCACTCGCCGATCAAGCCGTTGGCCGGATTACCCACCGGCACGGCGGTCGCGAGTTGTTTGGATTCGGCGGTCACGAGGGTTTTTTCCTCTGTGGCAGCCGGTTGCTTTTCGAGATCCTCGAAGCTGATTTTGCTCATGTTGTTTGTTTCTGATTTTGTTGGGCAGATGCCGTCTGCCTGCGGTTTCGCGGTGGTGAGGTTATTCACCTCCGCTAAATTGTTTTTCGTAGAAAGTGGATGCGGCCCTCCGATTTGGCGGCGTTGGCGTCAAGTAAGGCGCAGCGCAGTTCTTCCTTGGCCGACTTCATCGTCCCGCGTTTGGCCGTTCTCGCCACCGCTTTCTCCAAGTCGCCTATCGACACGTCGGCGCAGGCTGCGAAGGCTTCCGGTGTGATTGTGTCTTTGACCACGTCCCACGCAGCCTGCGCGTCGACGATTTTGAAAGGGGCCGACCGCTCGGCCAGCTCGAAGCCGGGGATTTCGATCCCTTCGTGCAGCCGCATTTCCAAGGCGCGTTGGTCGACTTTCTCGGCCCACGATTTGAGGATCGGGCCAAGTCGCTTGGCCGTTGCCATGACGAGCGGATCGTCGATCAGGGCCGGATCGTATTTGTCCGGCAAGGTCAGCTCCTCGGGTTTGTATTGGCTCGCCACGGCGAGCGCGAGGTTGTTCAGCTTCGGGCAGACGGCCCGTTGGCCGCACCACGCGCAGTGGGAGCCGGTCTGATAAGTCTCGGGGTTATTGCGTCGAGCCGCTTCGATGATCGCGGCGGTTTGCGCCGAGAGCCGCTCGTAGTCGGATGACCGCGACCACGACTCGACATCAATAGCCCCTTGAAATGGAAGGACGACGTGGGCGGTGACGATTTCCGTCTCGGGATGGGCATCCCAAACACCCACGGAGTAGGCCCAAAATTGCGGTGAATCCGCTTCGTAGGCACTGAAGGCAAACTTGTAGTCGACCAGCTCGCACTTGTTTCCGTGCAGGATCAGATGGTCGATGTGTCCGAACTGATCGAGCATCTTGTAACGTCTCTCGCGAATCTCCTTCGCGTCCTTGGTTTGGCCGCGGAGGTGTGCCAGATATTTCAAGCACATAGCGGCTGCGTCGCGGAGCCGCGTATCCTCCGGCGGTATAACGTCTAGGTTTTCCTTCTCCACGGCCAGATGCCCGAGAGTTCCCCTGTCGGCCGCGCTCTTGTCTCTCGTCTGGTCGTTGCGGAATCCTGGACATATTGCTTTGAGTTTGAGGGAGGAGGGAGAGTGCTCGCTGTGGGCGGGTTGTGAGGTTATGACTGCGGGCATAGATGGTGTGACTTCGGTTGTTTCGGGTTCGTTCAAATTATTTTTGCCTCGGTTGAGAATTTCTACATTCTGGCGTTTTTGCGCGGTCAACTTCAGCGCCGCTTGCTCGACTGTTCCTCCTGCGTAAAGACGGATTGCAAGCGCCCGAGACTTTGCACCCACCCGACAGATTCGTCCAACAGCCTGCTCCTCGACAGTCCCCGAGAACTGGGGACATATAAGCGCAATACGTGGGAAACGTCCGTCAAGGTCGTGTAGGTCGATGCTTTGGCCGCCGGCCGCGATCTGGACGATGACGACTCGGAGGTCGTTCTTTTGAAAGGAGTCTTGGGTCTTTTTTCTTTGGGTTTGAGGGACGCGTCCGTCGAGGACGCAGTTATCGTCAAAATGGATTCTTGCCTTGTCGATGGATTCATGGAAGTTGAGGAAAAGGACGACTGAACCTCCCGCCTCGACCAGCTCTTTGGCTTTCTCGACGAGGTAGGGGACTTTGACTGCTTCGACCACTTGACGTTGGCGGAGGTTTTTGACGGCCCCTGGATCGTCTGGATCGGACATTTCGTCATAGAGTTCTTTGATGGTGGCACGATCGGCAGGCGACAGCCAAAGCGGCTCGTCCGAGGTCATCAATTCCGGCAACTGTTCCCGCAGGGTCTCCTCGGACACGCGATATCCGCGATTCACGAATAGCGAATGGTGCAGCCGGTCCATCTTGTCCTTGTTCGTGTAGGGATCCCATTCCAAGCCGCCCCACCGCGATTTCTCGGCACCCATGTCCCTGACCCACTTCCAGTAGTAGCTCGGCGTGAAAAGCCGGAGGTTGACCCCGATCGCCTTCATTCGCAGCGGGTTCTCGGCGGCGGTCGCCGAGAGCATCAGGGTGTAATGGCCGGCCGCAGTCTCGAGCAGCTTCCCGTTCTGGGAGCTGTGTGCGCCGAACATGTGAACTTCGTCGAAAATCAAAAGACACCGCTCGGGTATATTCCACTCAAACTTTACCTTTTTACCCCCGTTCGGGATCTTTTTGAGCCAGGGCGTGTTCCCGTTCCGTAACTTTTCTGGGTTCAGGACGAAGAGTGGAACGACGCCGAACGCGGCTAGGGTGCTCTCCCACTTCACCAGCACTGACTTCGGCGCTATAACACACGTCGGTATGGCAAACCGTGCCGCAACCGCACTCGCAATGATTGTTTTTCCGCCGCCGCAGCCGGTCCCGTCGAGGCTGGCCCCAACAGAGTCGAGGATCTTGATATGCCGCGCCACGGCGTCTTCTTGGTAGGGGAATAGTTTGAACGCTTTAGTTGTCATCTATGTCAAACTCAACCTATGAAAATTATTAACGCAGTAGTTGTAGCAAGTTTGTTAGCCGGAAGCGCATGGGCCGGAGACGTTTCCTACATCGTCGACCCGAGCGGGGATAACCAAATCGTCTGGGTCCAGAGGCAGGGCAATGTCTTGTATGTCACGGAATCGGATGACATGAAGCTGGAGCGCATGTCTCGTCGCATGTCGGAGCGCCGTCGCTCGTCGTCGGAGAGTCTGCTTGGCGATCTCCTAGACATTCGCTAACCACGCGGTCGGACTCCTTTACGAGTTCCAGCCAATCAGCGGCGAGCATCGTGACCAACCACGGCTCGCCGTTTTTCTTGTGCGCGACGACCGGCGTCTTAGTGCCGCTATCGGTGATCGCCTGCTTCATCGCATTGAGCACGTTCAAGTTCTGAACGCCTTTGACCTCAAAATGCGCCCACGGCAATTCGGGACAAACGACATCGGCATTACCGGCCGCGCCGCAATACTGCTGCCCGCGAAACGACTTGAGGAACCCTGCCTCGCGGAGTTGGTCCCGCCAAAGGCGCTCGACCCGTTTGCCTTTCTGTCGTGAATTCACGGGACGGCGGAAGTGATCCGGCCTTGCGCCCAACGGACGAGGTCGTCTTCGCTATACATCAGTTTGCGGTCTCCAATGCGCGTGCAGGGAAGCCCTTGCTTGCGCCAGTAGGCCAGCGAGTTGCGGTGGAGTGGTTTGCCGAAGATTTCGCTCAATCGGGCGACGGCTTCGGATGATCCGTAAACGGACTTGCGCTGTTGCACGGGGTTTTCAATGTCCAGCCGGACACGGCCTTCCCCGACTGGCGTCGCTTTGAACGACGCGCATTCGATGGTCATGGTCATAAAGGTGACGAGGTTATTATCCTTCGATCAATGTTTTGGTCAGTGCGTTGCGGATGATCTCGCTGATCGAGAGGCCGGTTTTGGCAGCCGTCTCGACCAGCGATTTCTCCAGCTCAGGGCTACTAGCAAAGCTGCGGATGAGCTTCGGGTTGCGAAGCCCCCGCAGTTTTTTCGTCAGTGATGTTGTCTCGCAAGGCGCTGGTTCCGTCATGGGTGAAAAGGTAGCTGTTAATCATATCTTCGACAAACAGTTGCCCGAGACGTTCAGCCGGAAGGTTGACTTCATTCGCGAGTTTTTGGAGTTTGAGGGTCAGTTGTTCATTGATCGTAATGTGCATGGTTATTATGTGATTTACGTTACGGGTTTGGTGGTGGGGCTGGCGTGTGAGATTATTTGCGGATTTTCTTCATCACTGCCGTCAGCGCCTCGAGCGTGTCGGGATCGAGGTTGGCTGTGGCGCGCTCTTCAGCGTCGTCTGGCAGTTGGCTTGCTATTTGGCTGGCGATTTTGCGGACAGATCCGTCTTTGTCCACGTCGCGGAGGAACTTTTCCGTCGCTTGGCGGATTAAAGCCGAGACGTTGGTTGATTGTGCCGCAGCTAAAACATCGAGTGCTTTGGCGTTGATCCGGTCTTCGATATACGAGAGCCGTCTGGTTCCTGCTTTTAGTTGATTAGGCATTTTGGTTTTTCTTTTCTGTTGGGTTTTCTGAAAATTCACTCTCCTTCTCGTTTTGGCGTTCGAGCGTCCACGATAACAACCTTTCTAGCGAATGTGCGGTGGCGAAGTCAAACACCTTTTGTGGGGTTATTTCAAACCACGCTCTTGCCGCCGCCGGGGTGACCAAGGACTTGTAATGCTCACGGAGCATCTGCGGGGAGTTTCCCGCCAGCTCCGAAGTCAAGGCCGCGTTCCGGTGGAGCGCGAGGTGGTAAGAACAAAATGAATGGCGCAGGACGTTCTGTTTCCAAACCAAGCCGACATCCTTGAGCCGGTCCTTGTAGGAAATGGCGGCGATGCTTTTCCTGCTCGGGCGGCTCCCACTTGCGGGGAGCTTGGCCACGGCCAGCCATTCTTTGAGGTTGCTCGGTAGCTCAAGGACGCGGCGCGATCCTTTTTTGGCGATCTCCGCGTTGATCGCGGCTACGTTTTCTTCGACTGAAAAATGCTCCGGCGTCATGCGCTCAAACTCTGCGCGCCGCGCCCCCGCAAAAGCCATCGTCGCCACGTAGGCAATCTGGTGAGGTTGGGCTACGATGAAAAGCCGCATCAATTCCTCCGGTGTGAACACGGCGGGGGTGCTGTGCTTGGTCGAGGGCAGCTTGATGGTCTCGGCCACGCTTTCGTATTCACGGCCGACGTATTTCATGCGGACGGCGTGGAGTTCCAGAGCGCGGAATGCCCGCAAAAGATTCTTTTTGTAGGTCGGGGTGAACTCGCTATCGGAGAACTTGCGTTCAATGAATCCGGTCGTGATTTCAGGCAAACTCATTGCGCCCGCCCATTTCTTCCATAGGTTGTTCGCGGACGTGATGCTTTCCCTGTATCTCCTTGATACGCTTCTTGCCTTGGCCGCTTCGAGAAACTCGTCGGCGATTTCGGCGAGGGTTTTGCGCGGCGCCCCGATGCGATGAAATTTGAGATAGAATTCGACCGCAGTGTGGAGCGGAACCGACCCGAGCTTACGAGCACACTCGCGGTAGTAGACGATGTCTTCACTGCGGACAGTGGTTTTTTCCCCCTCCGCACGGGCCAGGTCGCGAACGATGCGCTCGGCTTCTGCGATGGCTTTGTCGGCGCTGGAGAACGCACGACGGAAGCCGCGCCGCCCCACGCGCCAATTCAGTCGAAAGAACTTGTAGCTGTTGTTTCGCGTCTCGCGGATGCTCACTTTGGAGCCGTTCAAGTGCAGTTCGTGGCGCCCCGGCGCGGTCTCAATAAGGGTGGATTTCGTCATGCTATATTTGACGTAAGTGTGTGCCAATTCGTTCAAAATTAGTCATAACCTCGCCTAAAAAATAATACCAAATGTCACGTAACTTTTCAAATAACAGAGTAAACAAGCCAATTTACAAATTTGAAAATTGGGCAGCGCGCACGGGATTCGAAGTCGTTTTCTTAGTGCCACAAACACCAACAACATCAGAACTTTGCACCATTATCAAATTTCCGTGTGCCGGAGGTTGGTGACTAGTTTTGGCACATTTTGACTTATGCTATTTCGACCATGTCTCATTAACGACGCCTCGACGATTCCTGCCGGATCCATCCAGCGATACGGCTACGTCTTCCCACAGGAGTTTACCGAATGGGCCGTTGAGCTGTTCATGTATCGCGAAGGCCGGTTTTCGCCGGAGAGCTTGGGCCGCGAGGAACACTTCAAACGTGCGGCCAGATTCTTTTGGAATAAAAAGACCGAGAACTTCGTTTGGCACCCCTGGGCTGACGACATGCTCCATGCCTGCTGTAACCACCGCTATGTCGGTTTCGCAGGCTGCGGGAGCAGCGGCAAGTCGGACTTTATGGCCGTCTGGGTTTTGCTGAACTGGCTGGCGGCCCCTTTCCATACGCTCGGGTTGCTGACTTCGACCTCGATCCGCGATGCCAAAAAACGGGTCTGGGGCGCCGTGCAGCGGTATTGGCCCGCCATTAAGGACGTGGCGCCCGCCAAGTTGACCGACACTCCGACTCCTGCCATCTACGTGATGAAAGAAGGCCAGCGCCTAGAGCAGGCCGGCATATACCTCATTCCGGCCGAGGCCCGAAAATCCAACGAAGTCACTGGCAAAATGCGAGGCATGAAAGCCGCTCGTGTTTATCTAGCCGCCGACGAGCTGTCCGAACTCAGTCATGCGCTGATCGACACGGCGCTTTCCAACATGGCCAACAACCCCGTGCTGCACGTGTGCGCGGCGGCTAATCCGGTGTCGTATTACGATCCCTTTGGGAAATTTGTTGAGCCGAAAGACGGATGGGGTTCGATCAACGTCAACATGGATCAGTGGGAGACCAAGCTCGGCGGGGTGTGTTTGCACTTCGACGCATTAAAAAACCCGAACTATCTAGAATCTCAGAACCGCTGGCCGATCCAAAAGTGGGAAAAGATTGATGAGGCGCGCACACGACTAGGCGAAGATTCGCCGCTGTTCTGGCGCGACTACCGGGGTTTTTGGCCGCCGCAGGCGGTCAGCAAAGCCATCTACAGCGAGGCCGAGATCATCCGGTTCCAAGCCGATCAAAAGCCCGTTTGGAAGGGCCGAGTCGAGCGGGTGGCTGGAATCGACCCTTCCTTTGTGAGCGGCGGAGACCGATGTGTCCTCTATCTGGGCTCCTATGGCCAGAACAAAGATGGAGCCGATCAGGTATCGTTCGACACGTTCCATTACCTTGAAGACGAGGCATCTAACCCCGAACCCCGCACTTTCCAGATCGCTAAACAAATCCTCACCATTATCAAAGACGCTGGCGTCCCGTGGCGGAATGTCGGCGTCGATGTAACCGGCGGAGGAGTTCCCTTCTGTGACGCGCTCGCCACGGTCTGCGGATCGAACGAGTTTCTGCGTGTCCATTTCGGTGGCGCTCCCTCGAGCCGATCGCTTTCGACTTACGACCCGACTAAGTGCGAGGACAAGTATGTCAATCGGGTGACCGAACTGTGGTTCTCGGCCAAGGAGTTTCTTCAGAACGGCCAGCTTCGGGGGGTCGGACCCGACTTGGCGCGGGAAATGACCAGCCGGAACTACGACACGCGAAAGTCGGGTTCGATGAAGGTGATAGTAGAGCCGAAGGCGGATATGAAGGCCCGCACCGGCCGATCACCAGACATCGCTGACGCCGCATTCGTCCTCCTCGACGTTATACGGGAGAGGTTCGGTTTACGGCCACTCCAGGAAGGCAGCTCCCGACGCGGGGGTTCGACACGCTGGAAAGAGACAATGACCAATGGAAAATTCGCACCGCGCCGGACCGCCAGCCAGTTGACACGTTTTTAGGACATGGGATCATAACCGCACAACCTATGATGGAGCCAGATCCAATCGGACCCGAGGAGTATGCGCTGGCTTTGCTGGTCGCGTTCTTCGCGGTGCTCCTGATGACGAGCTACTGGCTCGGAATTTTATGAGCCTATACGAAAACATCAACAAACGTCGGAAGGCGGGCACGTCCCGTCCGAAGTCCAAGTCCACCATCGAGCCCAAGACCTACGCGAAGATGAAGAATAAGCGCGGGGGATTCTCAGCGAAGAAGCGGAGGTAATCATGGCTACCTACAAAGGCAAGAAGGTCACGCTGTATAAGCCCCGCAAGATGGCGGGGATCACACCGGCCGCGAAGAAGAAGTCAGTCTTCGTGCCGGGCAAGAAGGCTGGAACAGCGAAGGTCGTCCACTTCGGGGACTCCTCGATGTCGGACTTCACCAAGCACAAGAACCCGAAGCGCCGCGCCAACTTCCGCAGCCGCCACAACTGCGCGGCCAAGAAGGACAAATCCACCGCGGGATATTGGGCCTGTAAGGATTTATGGTGAGCACCGAATACCCGCGCCTGACCCAGATCGGCTGCAACGTGAAGCGTGAACCAATGGACCATGTTCCGTGGACCGAGTTGGATGAAGCGATCAACGGGGCAGGATTGGACCGTGAGAGGTTCAGCGATCTCTTCGGCGTGCAGACATGCTACGCGGGTGGGGTCTATGCGTGGGATGCCGAGGCTGTGCTCGAACGCATGATGGGCGGGAAGCTGACCGGAAGTCAGAGGTATTGGGATTAGTATGATCCATGAATGGCGCACCCCGCTCCTGGTCCACACGCCTCATGGCGAAGGTGAAGCAATCCTGTTTATGGATTATGGGCTGGCGACAAACTCGGTCTGGATCGTCCGGCTCAACGGCGGAGAACCCAAGCACTACTTCTCGCCCGACATTCGTATCTACGGCAACCCGATGGAGGGGCGCGGATGGGATGTGGAGATACCGGAGGGTTGGGTAGAATGAGTGAGACCGAAAAATATCGACACTGGTTTTTGCCACATACCCAAGGCTACGGCATCGACCTCGGTTACGGCGGCGACCCGCTTGTCCCCCATGCCATCTGCTTTGACATGCCGCAGCCTTACACCTCGGTCGGGTCGGCACCACAGCATCTAGGCGGTGACGCCCGGAGTCTGCCTTTCAAGAATAACACCCTCGACTGGGTCTACGCCTCGCACCTGATCGAGGACTTCACCTACAATGAGCAAGTCGCAGTGGTCAAAGAGTGGCTTCGCGTGCTCAAGCCGGGCGGTCGTCTCCTCATTCTGGCCCCCGACCAGCAACGGTTCTTGGCCCATTGCGCGGCCACGGGTCAACCAATCAACGAGGCGCACAAAGAGGCCGACTACTCACTCAAGACTTTCAAAAAGAGAGTGCTCAAGGCCGGCAACATCCGCGACGAAGTGTGGACCGAGGCCGACTTCGATGACTACTCGTGGGGCATTGTCTTGGGAAAAGAATCATAACCTCGCGTGTAGTATATTAAGCGCATCATGTCGTATCGGGTCACAGTCGAGGAATTACGCAAAGGCGCACCGCCGCTGCGGATGATTTCGTTGACGGCTGTTGATTGGCTTCAGGCGATCGACGCGGTGACGGAGGTGCTTTCCCGTGAGGACGGCTACTTCAACCAAGACGAGCAGGAAAACACGGCCACTGAGCCGGATGATGAATTACTTCCATAGCGGGGATCTAGGTGATGTCATCTACGCTCTGCCCGCGATCCGGGCTTTGGGTAAGGGCAACTTGTATCTGAACTCCCGTCCGTGGACCGCGAAGATGACGCCCGAGCGGGCCAACGTGCTTCGTCCACTCCTTGAATCCCAAGACTACATCGGTAAGGTGATTCACGGGGATGCGCCGAAGAACGAGCACTGCGTCAATTTCTCCACGTTCCGTAATGGCGGGCTGATCTACGGCGTCAGCCTCATGGAGCTTCAGAGCGATTGGGTTAATGCCAATGCGGAGTCGGAACCTTGGTTGAAGGTCGCGCCGTCGGCCAAATCCCGAGGCCGCATCGTTTGTCATCGCAGCCCGCGATACCACAATCCTTACTTCCGCTGGGATGAGATCGGCGAGAAGTTCGGCACACAACTTCTCTTTGTCGGTCTACCGCACGAAGTCGAGGAACTGCGACGGGTCAGCAAGGTTCATGCGGAGTATGCGATCACCAATGACTACCTCGAACTCGCCCGGCTGATCGCGGGCGCGGATCTTTTCATCGGCAACCAGTCTTCGCCGATGAGCTTGGCGATCGGTCTCGGAGTTCCGTTTATCCAAGAGACATGCCTCTGGACGCCCGACTGCCTCTACCCGCGCAAGAATGGTTTCTACTCCTACGATGGAGGAATCCCGAGCCTGGATATCCCTGAGTTTATCCCACCACCGGATGTCGACCGCAACGTCCTACCTCCGGGCGGCTGGCAAGTGATTTCACGGAGAACGGGCGAGCGGGTCACCTTCAAGTCACATCGTCTGGCGACTAAGCACCTTAAAGGTTACGACCGCTACCTCAACGACGAATCCGCCGCCCAAGAGGTCGACCGGCAGAATGCGGTCCGCATCCCGCACCTCGTCCGGCGCGACAGCGCATTCCAAATCTTCGGTAAAGTTAAGCCGCTGGTCGACGCGGTCTCTAAATGAACGACGCCTGTAAAACCGGAGACATCTCCGAGTCGATCTTCGCCACCCAAGCTCTGCGACGGGGCTGGTGGGTTTACACGTCCAATGGTCATGCGCGGCCGGCGGATGCGATCGTGGTCCGACCGCCAATGCGTCCGGTCTCTATTCAAATCAAGACTGCCTCGATCTATGCCGATCGCGACAATACTTACGGCGTGATGGTCTGCCGCGGGAGAGGTCCGGTCAAAGTGTCCTATCTTAAAGGCGACTTCGATATCTTGGCCGCTTGGTTACCGGACGTGGAGAAGTTCGTCTTCTGGCGATTTGACGAGATCGCCGAGCGGAAGAAAATTAACTATTCGCCGCGGCTGCATCGTCAGCCGGACAACTGGGATTTGTTGGAGACCGCATTTGCAGATATAATAACCCCACAACCATGCTGCTAGTCCTTCCTGTGTCCAAGGCCGACCTGAAGCTCGCCACCGCTCTGGCTGGCCATCTTGAGCTATTGGGCGGCTTGTCGCGCCACAAGCTCCTCCTCGTCGGCACGATCCAGACCAAGGACGAAGCCGCCGCCCTGAAAGAGAGATTGGCCCCGCTCTTCGCCTCGGCCGACCTCTTTGTTCCGGATTCCGAATGCGAACTCGGCTGGCCCCAGAGTGCCAACCACCTCTGGGCTCGCACGGTTCGCCACCTCCAGCACAGTGGAAACAAGGACACTTGGTATTGGTTCGAGGCCGATAATACGCCGATCCGTGAGGATTGGCTCGATGCCATTGAGACCGAATACAATCAAGCCCAGAAGCCCTTTCTGGGAGCCGTCCAGCCGACCCGAATGCTCGACCGCAAGTCGGGCGAATTCGTCAAAGTCGATGGCGAGCATGTTATCGGGACGTGCGTTTATCCGGCTGATTTCCATAACCGCTCACTCCTTTGGAGCTATGTCCGGATCGACGACGGCCCAAATGTCGAACCCTTCGACGTTTACCTCCGCCACGAGATGCGTCCGAACACGGCAGTTTCCCAACTCATTCACAACAACTGGCGGACGAAGAACTACGAGATCGGACCGAAGGGCGAGATCTACTGCGATCCGATCGACGACCTCTCGGTCTACGGTCCTGTGCCCGCCGATGCCGCCGTGGTTCACGGATGTAAAGACGGTTCGCTCATAGAAGCCCTGCAAAAATGACAAATTCCGAACTAGCCCCCCTCGAAATCCTCGGCCTCGACGAAAATGGAAAGGCTCCGAAGATGCGCGTCGACAACGTCAATTCGGCTCGATCGATCTACAAAGCGATCAAGGACTCCGATCAGGGATCATCCAAGAACCGCGCCTTGGTCGATGCCATGTTCAATGGCGCGGCTCCCTTCAATCAGCAGGATCTCATCGAGATGGGGCAAGGCGAGCGGACCAATCTCGATTTCGGTGAAGCCGCCTCCCTCAAGGAGCAAGCCTTGGCTGGATACTACGACCTGACCTCCTCAGTCGATGTTATGGCGCGGATCACCATCGACTACGGCTCGCCCGAGCAGCGCGTCGAGTGGGAGCGCGTCTTGGCCGAAGAATTTCATCGGACGCTCAAAGAGTGGCAGGAGTTTGAATTTAACCATCAAATGCTGGCCGACCAGTTCGTCTCGCATGGTGTCGGGGTTTGTTATTTTGAGGACGAGGTCGATTGGCGTTGGCGCGTGGCTGGCTTGTCCGAGTTCCGCATTCCGCGTGGAACACGCGCTTCCGAGTGGGAGATCGAGGTCGCCACAGTCGACCGCGAATACCAAGCGCATCAGCTTTACAAGTTCATTGAAGACCCCGCCGTGGCTAAAGACCTTGGCTGGAACGTGAAGATGGTCAAAGAGGCACTAATCCGTGCCTGCCGCGACAGTTCGTTCCAAGAGGCCGGTGAGTGGGAGAAGCTCGAAGTCGAACTCAAGAATAACGACCTCCTCTACGGCAACAGCCGCGGGAAGAAAGTCCACGTCGTCCACATGTGGGTGCGCGAGTTCGACAAGAAAGTCAGCCACCTCATCTTCCTTAAAGATCCGATCGGATCCGACGAGAACGCCAAAGAAGAGGACTTCCTCTTCAAGAAGCCGAATCGCTTCGACGCCCCGACGAATTGCTTTGTTACCTTTTGTTACGGTGTCGGCAACGGCACCTACCACGGCATCCGTGGACTTGGATACAAGGTGTATCCACACATCCAGCTTTTGAATCGCCTCCGCTGCGGCATGGTCGACGGGGCTTTGCTTTCGAGCGCGTTGATCGTCCAGCCCGGCGACAACGGCTCCCGTGCCCTCGAAGATCTGACCCTTTCTTACTACGGCCCCTACGCGCTGTTCCCCCCAGGGCTGAAGATCGTCGACAAGGCGATCCCGAACTACCAGCAGAACCTCATCCCAGTCCTCAATGATCTGACGATGAATATGCAGAACCGCACCGTCGGCTATCAGTCACGGGCGGTCACGCCGGATGGTCAGTCGAGGACGGCTTACGAGGTTCGCGCCCAGTTGCAGCAGGAAGCGGTGCTCGGTGCAGCGGCGATCAATTTATTTTACCATCCTTGGAAACGTCTTCTTCGTGAAGCATACAGGCGTTTAGTGTCACGGGATTATGCCGCGAACGAACCCGGCGGTCGCGAGGCGATCGAGTTCAAGCGCCGTTGTATGGCGCGTGGGGTTCCAGAGGAAGCGATCCACCGCTTCAATACGGTCGAGCCCGTCCGTGCCATCGGCTACGGAAGCCCTGGGATGCGGAGTGCGGCGATCGACGAGACGATGCAGATCTTCGGGTCGCTCGACGAGGCGGGGCGGATCAATCTTCTCCGCGACCGCATCGCCGCCCGCTTCGGGCAGGAAGTAGTCGACCGCTATCTGCCGTCGCCGTCCACGACTTTGCGGACTCCGATCGACGACAAGATTGCGCTCCTCGAAAACGCCACGATGACGGCTGGCACCGGGTTGCCGGTGTCCTCGGGCGAAAACCATTTCATCCACGCTTCACGTCACCTCACCGCCCTCGACGGACTCGACCAAGCTATCTCGCAAGGTCAGGCCGACCCTGCCGCCGCGCTTGCCGCTTACCAGACGATGTTGCCGCACTTGGGCGAACACTTGCAGTTGCTCGCCCCCGACGTGGCCCGTCAGGACCAGATCGGTCTCATGCGCCAGCGGTTCCAGCAACTCAATGCCTCGGCACAGCGTTTGGGTGATGAGCTTCAGGCCGCAGCCGAGCAGCAAGCGAAAGCACAAGAGGCCGAGCAAGCCCGTGCGATCGAAGCCGAGAGAGCGCGGATTGCCCAGATGGAGCAGCAGTTGGCCGAAGCGCAGATGCTTTCTCCGAAGGCGCAAGCCGACCTCGCCGAGCGTCGGGCCAAACTTCAGATGCAGATCGAGAAGCACCAGATCGACATGCAGACCAAACAGGCCAAGACGATGCAGGAGCTTGCCCTCAAGGATGCCAAAACCGCCGCCGAGATTGCCCCGGCTGCACAACCGATGATGCCATGAGGGACTATAAAAAAGAATACGAGAGCTACCATGCTTCGCCGATCCAGAAGAAGCGCCGCGCTCAACGCAATGCGGCCCGCCGCAAGATGACTAAAGCGGGCTACGTGAGCAAAGGCGACGGCAAGGACGTGCATCATAAAAACGGCATGAGCAACCACTCCAGCAATCTGGCCGTGTTGCCGAGGTCCGTGAACCGGAGTATTAAGTAATAACATGCCCGCTTATTATCCAGAAGGAAACACCCCGCTGCGCGAGGACTATACCGAGCGGTCGTTGCAGAAGATCAACGACATCATGCACTCGAATACTCCGACCTGGGACGACATCGCGCTGACCTATGCCGGAAGCAACCTGACGAAGGTCGAGTATAAGCTCAACGGCTCGGTCGTCGAGACCCGCAACTTTTCCTACAGCGGCACCAATCTCACCCGCGTTCTAAAGAGTTAAGATGGCTTGGAGCTTCAACCCCTTTACCGGAAACCTCGACATCACGGGGTCAAGCGGTGCCGTCGTCTTCGAGGGTGAAGTCGCCACCTTTGCCGATTTGCCTATTACGATCGGCGATCCTGCCGTCGGGGCGGCTTTCTTAGTTCGGGAATCTACAGGGGTGTGGCTGGTCAACCGTCACGTAGCGGGCATTTATATTCGACGCAACAATGCCGGACTGGCGACCGATTGGGAATATGCTGGCGACTATCCGGTCAATAGCGTGAATGGGCAGAGCGGGAATGTTGTTCTCGGGGCTTCAAGTGTGGGCGCTGATCCGGCCAACTTCCAGATCCGGGCAGCGAACTACACGGCGGCGGTCGGAGACAAAGTTGCCGCCGATACAACCAGCGCAGCATGGACGCTCACCCTGCCCGCGACCCCGTCGAATGGCGACACGATCACCGTCCTCGACTACGCGGGAACCTTCGACACCAACAACCTCACCATCGCCCGCAACGGATCGAACATCGAATCCTTGGCCGAGGATATGACCTGCAATGTCGAGGATGCCGCTTTCACGCTGGTCTTTGTCGGTTCCACGGTCGGGTG